GGACCGGGAGGGGGGTATGGAATATATTTTACTCAGGTGGGGGGTATGTTATGAGTAAAAAATTTTTATGGGTCTGGGAAATTTAGTATATTGTTTGTATAGACGCAGTGTAACTAAAACAATTAAGATATGGGACAATGGGATGACAGCAATGAGGGTGAGACAAGCAGTGGATTGAGTGAGATAGAACAAATGCAGCTTGACGCTGTACTATTAGAAACTGCCTATGATAATTCTTATCTAGTTCTAACTGATCAAATCACATTTGAGGACTTGATGCATAAAAGATTTCATGACGGGCATGAGGCAATTATGGCTTATGATCCTACAAACGGTCCAGAACTTGAAGAATTAACTAATATGATAAGTTATTATATTGAGATAGAAGCGTATGAAAGATGTGCAAAGATTCAAAAAGTAATAGATAATATATTTCCTGAGATAATAAAAGAATAATTTATGGCAACTAAAAAGAAAATGTCTTGCTGGAAAGGATATAAGGCAGTAGGTAAAAAGAAATCCCCAAGTGGAAAAAAAACAAAAAGTGGTAGAGCTAAAATGGTAAATAAATGCGTAAAAAAATAATCAATGGCAACACCAAGAAAAGGAAAAGCAAAGGTAAAAGTAACAGCTAGTGGTAAAAAAGTTAGTTACGGACAGGCAGGAAAAGCTAAAGGTGGTGGCCCTAGAGTTAAACCAGGTACATCTAAAGGAGATAGCTATTGTGCTAGAAGTTTAGGTATAAAGAAAAGAGTTTCAAAGAAAAAAAGGAATGATCCTAATACTCCTAATAATTTATCTCGTAAGCGTTGGAAATGCTCAGGAGCCAAATCAAAAAAATAAATGGTAGAAATAATTAGACATACATTAGGTATTTGTGGAGAGCATTGGCATCCAAATATATTTACTGCTATTGCTTCTACCCCTGTAATTGCGTCTACAGTATATTACATAAAATGTAAATGTGGTGGATGGTTTCATAAAAGCCACTGCAAAAAGAAATGAGTTATGACAGAAAAAGATTTAACAGATTTAGGATTTATAAAACAAGTACAAGATGCTTGTTGTGATCCACAAGTATATACATTCTACAAAACAGTGGGGAACAGTTCACCTTTTATTACACCAGACAGTAGTACTATTGATGATGACAATTGGCCAGTAGAAAACTATGCTATCAACTTTAAAACGTATATTAAATTGGATCTCGTTAATATGATAACTCTTCTAGAAAATAATCCAATATATCCGCCTACATAAAAAATAAACGTCTGTAAACTTTTGAAATGTAAACTATTTATGTACATTTGCTATAAGTTTAATTTTAAAACCAAATAAAATGGCAGACGTTAAAAATTTAAATCCTGATTTACAGGACAAAGATCCTCAGCTTTCTAAAGAAGAACTTAATGCTAGGAGAGAAGAAATTACACAATTTTACAAAGACAACATTCCTCATCTAACAGTGCAAGCTGAATATGAGGCATTACTTTCTGACATAGATAAGTCAAGAGCTGAAAGATTACAAGCTCAATTGTTTATGGCACAAACTGCAGCACAACAGAAGTCTGACGGAGAAGGGGCATCTGAAGATGAAATTGCATTTAAAGAAGCAATGGAGAAAGCTGCAACAAACGCAGAATAACATGAGAGTCTTAAAGAAGGGTGATAAAGGACCTGAAGTTCAGACATTACAGCAGAATCTTATGATTACTCCTGATGGAGTATTTGGAAAACAAACAGAAAAGCATGTAATAAGATTTCAACTTATGCATAATCTTGCTGCAGACGGAATTGTTGGTTCAGATACATGGGCACTTCTTTTACAATTACCTACTAATATTACTGTAGCAATTGATGAAGACACTGATGTAACAAACCAATATTTCACAACACCATATAATCAAGTAGTTCATAAACACTACTTACCTAAAGGTGAATATGTAAATGGGCCAGTTTCAAATGAGTATATGTTTCTTCATCATACTGCAGGGAATAACAATCCTTATAAATGCATTGATCACTGGGGTAGAGATGACAGAGGACGTATAGCCACTGAATTTGTATTAGGTGGGATAAACCATAGAAATGGGGATGATGAATATGATGGTATTATGGTTCAAGCATTTCCTACAGGTGCACAAGGATGGCACTTAGGTAAAACAGGATCAGGATGGATGAACCGTCACTCAGTAGGAATAGAGATATGTAATATGGGTTATCTGACACCAGAAGATGGTGTATATAAGACATATGTAAATTCCACTGTTCAAAGAGAACAAGTTATTGGTTTATCTGAAGCATTTAAAAACAGATTGTTTTGGCATGCATATACAGAAGATCAAATCAAAGAAACTGAAAAGTGGATAAGGTGGATTGGTGAAAGAGATGAGATAGATATTAGATTAGGATTAAAACAATATATCAAAAAGTATGGCCCAAATAAAGCATTTGATTTTCAAGTTGATGCATGGGCAGGGAAAGTAAAAGGTTTATTGACTCACGGAAATGTTAGAAAAGGTAAGTCAGATATATACCCACACCCAGATATGGTTGATATGATAATAAGTTTATAATGGCAATAGTAAATAAAGTAGATTTAAAATTAAAAGTAGACATTGATGTGTCAATAAAGTATCAAGTACTTACGTATTGTTTCTTTAATGATACATTATTGTCTAATTCTGATTTAAAGTTTTTATGTGAATTAGCAAAAAATAATAATGTAGAATTAACCAAGTTTTGTATAAACCTTGTTTCTCAAGGAATATTTAAAAGCCCACAATCTGCAAGAAATGCAATTACTAAAGCAGAAAAAAAGGGTTTGCTAATTAAAAAAGGGAACAATAAAAAGACAATCTTTTTAAATAAGGATATGAACGTTCAAGTAGATGGATTAGTTTTGCTTGACTATAAAATCCTAGGTAATGTTTCCCAAGTCTCATAAAGAGTTTAAAAAAGAAATAGCAGATGAAGTGGGTGTCCACCAGCAAGTAGTAGATGATTTTATATCTTTCTATTATGCAAAGGTTAGAAGGAAGCTATCAGATTTATCTTTTCCAAGATTATATATTGAAGGTTTAGGTACATTTGAATTAAGAAAAAATAAGTTAGAAACAGCTATATTAAAGAATAAAAGTTTATTAGGTAATATAGCAAAGAGAACTTATAATGGTTATGCTAAAAGTGAAGATGTTAAATTAAACATTAAACAAATGGAAGCAGCCTTAAAGCAAATACATAAAGATATAATAACTAAAAAAGAATTTAGAAAAAATGAGTAAGTGGAAAAAATATCTAGATGCCTTTAAGAATGCAGACAAAATAGCTGACGGGATAGTCAACAACATCTTTAAAAAAGAACATATTGAAGCTGTTGCAACTCACAGGTTTCAAATATGTATAGGATGCTCTTTGTTTGATGCAAAAGGTGATGATTGTTTGGCCCCAGGCACACAGCCATGCTGTAGTGACTGTGGTTGTAGTCTAACGTTTAAGGTTAGATCATTATCCTCTGAGTGTCCAAAAGGATACTGGGAAGCTTATACAACAGAAGAACAAGAAGAATTAATAACCAAAAAAATTGAAAATGGAAAAGTTGACTAAAGAAGAAATAGTAGGGGAATTACTAATTAATGGTGAGATCACTGCTGAAGAAGCAATAACACTATTAAGTGTATCAACGCCAGATTGTGATGATGAGTTAGAAATCATTAACCCTTATAATTATACAACAACAAGAACATAAAAACAAAACCATGGGACTAAGATTTATAGAAGAAGGTCATGTGTATGAAAGTACAGATGATGAAAAAATAAAATGGACAAGTGTAACTTCATTGGTTGCTAAGTTCAAACCTAAATTTGATAGGGATGGGCAAGCTAAAAAATCTTCAAAAAATAAAAGATCCAAATGGTTTGGTATGACACCCAAAGAAATAATATCAGCTTGGGATAATGAAACAGCAAGAGCAATTAAACTAGGTAACTTTTATCATGACCAAAGAGAGTCTGATATGATGGAGATTGATACTATTGGAAGACATGGTGTTGAAGTTCCTATTGTCAATCCCATTGTTGATAGTGAAGGAATCAAAATAGCTCCTATTCAAAAAATAGATGAAGGGGTATATCCAGAACATTTAGTATATCTTAAATCATCGGGTGTATGTGGACAAGCAGATTTAGTTGAAGTTGTAAATGGGTATATTAACATTCATGATTATAAGACTAATAAAGAAATAAAGGATAAAGGCTTTACAAATTGGGAAGGCATTACTAATAAAATGTTTATACCTGTTAATCATTTAGATGATTGTAATCTTAATCACTATAACCTACAGCTCAGTATTTATGCGTATATTATTAAGAAGCATAACCCCAAACTTAAAATAGGTAAACTTACTATTCAACATGTAAAGTTTAAAAAAGTAGGGGAAGATAAATTTGGTTATCCAATCAATGAACATGTAAATGGAGAGCCTGTTTTAGAAGATGTTAAAATTTATGAACTACCATATTTAAAAGATGAGGTAACATCTATGATGATGTGGTTAAAAGAAAATCAATGAAAAAATATAAAGAATATACAGTAGCTATTGCTATACAATCTAAACATTCCAAAGTACCAACAGACTTTAGATTTGAGAATACAAGTATTATGTTAGACTTAGACCAAGTGATTTGGTGTAAACAATATTTTCATGAGGCAACAGATAAGTTTAAGGATGAGTACACAGATATATTAATATTTGGTCAGTCAAAACCTATTACACTTAAGATCAATTATGAAAAATTTAAAAAGGAACTTAAACAAAATTAAAAATGATAGTAAAATTATTTGATATACAGAATAGTAAAGTTGTATTAACTGAGCATTGTTATACATTACCTTTTCTAAGAAAAATTATGGATGAATATCCTGATAATTATATGCAGGTATATCAATATATATTTTATTTAAGTTGTCCTGATCCAGATCTAAATCCTTTTTTTAATCTACCAGAACATGAGAAAGAAGATATTATTATAGAAGAAATTGGATTAGAAGAATCTCCTGAAGATGGAAAAATAAGATATGCATTAGATATGTGTAAAAAAATGTATGAAACACCTACGTATAGGGCTTATGTAGGAATTAAAGCTATGTTAGATAGGCTTGCTAAGTATATGGAGGTAACCCCTATAGAGCATGGTAGAGATGGTAACATGAACTCTATGATAAATGCTGCAGCTAAATTTGAGAACATTAGGCAATCATATAAGGGTGCATTTTTAGATATGAAACAAGAACAAGAAAGTTCAGTACGTGGTGGTGCGGGATTGGCATATGATCAATTATAATTATAAAAACCAAACAAATGAAAAATCAGATAGTAGTACCAGTGGGCATGAAATTATTAATAAAGGAAATTAAACCAGAAACTAAAACCAAATCTGGATTGTATTTACCTGAACAATTTTCTAAACAAACATTTCAAGGTACTGTTGTGGGTAGAGGAGATGAAGTAACATCAATAGAAATTGGTGATACAGTACAATATGCAGATCATGCTATGCCAACACCAATGAAACATAATGGTGAAGAACACTTATTATTGCAATTAGGAGATGTTTATGCAATTATAAGATATGATGAGTAGAATCATACCAACATATGAGCTAGGTGCTTGGACAACAACTGAGTTTAAGGATGACCAAGAATTCCAAGAATATATTTATGATATATTTAAAGAGCCTGGGAAATATGAATTTGATGAAACAGCATATTTGTTTAATGCAGAAGCTAAAAGATTTAATGAAGAAGGTTTGTATTGTAGTGCACCTTTTAGGTCTAAAGATTTTATGGCTTATTGGGATGACCAAAAAAACAAATGCAGGCAGGGTGTAATCTACAATAACAATGGTAGGTCTTGGTTTTTGACTAGGGATTATTATATGTGGTTAAACTTTCTACCTATATTTGATAAAGAAGAAAAAAAATATGGTTTTGCTAAAGTACGTGATGCTCAATATCATATGGCATTATATGAATTATTAGCAGAACTAAATAATCAACATTCCGCAATACTTAAAAAAAGACAGATAGCTTCTTCATATTTTCATATGGGTAAGCTTATTAATACATACTGGTTTGAAGAAGGAGCTACGTTAAAAATTGGTGCATCCTTAAAAGATTACATCAATGACAAAGGCTCATGGAAATTTCTAGATGAGTACAAAACTTTTTTAAATGAACACACAGCTTGGTATAGACCTAGTAACCCTGAAAAGGTTTTACTCTGGCAACAACAAATAGAAGTTAAGATAGGTAATAGAAAAACATCTAGAGGTCTTAAGTCTAAAATACAAGGAGCTTCATTTGAAAAGAATGCTACTACTGGGGTAGGTGGACCTTGTTCATATTTCTTTCATGAAGAAGCTGGTATTGCTCCCAAAATGATGCAGACATATGAGTACTTACGTCCTGCAATGTCTTCAGGAATGGTTACAACAGGAATGTTTATAGCAGCAGGCTCAGTAGGAGATTTAGAACAATGTAATCCTCTAAAAGACATGATACTAAATCCTGTAGCAAATGATATATACGCTGTAGAAACTAACCTTATGGATGCAGATGGAACAACAGCAATGGCTGGACTATTTATACCAGAGCAATGGTCAATGCCTCCTTACATAGATGCATATGGTAATTCTGAAATAGAAGAAGCTTTAGTTGCAATAGACCTAGAAAGATCACGTTGGAAAAATGAATTAGGAGCAGAACAATTCCAATTAAGAATATCACAGAAGCCTAAAAATATTGCTGAAGCATTTGCATATAGAAAAGCATCAGTATTCCCACAAGGTATACTAGCAAAGCAATTAAAAAAGATAGAAGAAAAAGAATACCCATATGAACTAATTGAATTAGAAAAAGAACAAGATGGTATTGTTGCTAAAAGAACAAGAAAGTTACCTATATCTGAATTCCCAGTAAACAAAAAACAAACAGATAAAACCGGATCTATAGTTGTATGGGAAAGACCTGCAGCTAAGAGGCCTGCGTTTGGTGCATATTATGCATCTATTGATCCAGTCTCAGAAGGAAAGACAACAACTTCAGATTCATTATGTAGTATTTATGTATACAAAAATGCAACAGAAGTTACAAGGACAATAGCATCAGGGGAAGTAGAACAATTTATAGAAAAAGATAAAATTGTAGCAGCATGGTGTGGTAGATTTGATGACATAAATAAAACACATGAGAAGCTTGAACTTATAATAGAATGGTATAATGCATGGACTATTGTTGAAAATAATATTTCATTATTTATACAACATATGATTGCTAGAAAAAAACAAAGGTATCTTGTTCCAAAACAACAAATATTATTCCTAAAAGATCTGGGTTCTAACAGAACAGTTTATCAAGAGTATGGATGGAAAAATACTGGAACACTATTTAAAAGTCATTTAATATCTTATGCTATAGAATTTATCAGAGAAGCAATAGATGAAGAATTAGATGATGAAGGCAATGTAATGTCACAAACATTAGGTGTTGAAAGAATACCAGATCCTATGTTGATAAAGGAGATGTTAGCCTATTACCCTGGATTGAATGTTGATAGATTAGTTACATTTGGTGCACTGATTGCATTTGCTAAAATACAACAATCTAATAGGGGTTATACCAAAAGACGTGAATCAGACAGTCAATCTTTGGTAAATTCAGAAAAAATAAGTAAATTAAAGTATACCAGTGCGTTTAAAAATATAGGCCGTAAAAAGTCTAGTATGGGTGGAAGAACAGGACGCACAGGGTTTAAAAATATTAAATAGCCTAAAAAAATTTAGATGAGAGTATTAAATGCAATGCAATTAAAGAACGGTGCTAAAGCAGAAGAGGGAGCTTCCTATTCTAGTTTAACACAGCCTACACAGTTTTTACCATACAGGAAAAAAACAGATGATTGGGCGGCTTGGAATCTAGATTGGTTAGAATTACAAGGTATAGAATTTCTTAAAATTAATTCAAGAAGACTATTAAAAAACTATAAACTTGCTGTAGGTATAATAGATAAAACAGATTACATTGTTGAACCAGACAATGATTATAAAGAAATGATGGACGTTCTTACCCAAGAGAATGAATCAGCTCTTGAACTAAAATTTTATCCAATTGTACCCAATGTAATAAATGTGTTGACAGGTGAATTTGCTAAGAGATATTCTAAAGTTCAATTTAGAGCAGTAGATGACACATCTTACAATGAGATGCTTGAACAAAAAAGAATGCAAATTGAAGAAACTCTGTTAGCTGATGCAGAGTCAAACTTAGTAATGAAAATGTTAGAGATGGGTATGGACCCAGCATCTGAAGAAGCACAACAAAAACTATCACCAGAAGGCTTAAAGTCTTTACCAGAAATTGAAGATTACTTTAGTAAGTCTTATAGAAGTATGGTTGAAGAATGGGCAACTCACCAGCTTAATGTGGATGAGGAAAGATTCAAAATGCAAGAACTAGAAGAAAGAGGCTTTAGAGATATGCTTATTTCTGATAGAGAGTTCTGGCATTTTAGAATGTTAGAAGATGATTATGATGTAGAACTATGGAATCCTGTATTAACATTTTACCAGAAATCTCCAGATCAAAGATATATATCTGATTCTAACTATGTAGGTAAGATAGATTTGATGACAGTATCAGATGTTATAGATAAGTTTGGTTATCTTATGGATGAGAGACAACTTAAATCTCTTCAAAAAATATATCCAGCAAGATCTGCACAGTATCAAGTAAATGGATATCAAAATGATGGTTCATATTATGATGCAACTAAGTCACATGAATGGAATACAAATTCTCCTGGTTTAGCATACAGACAATATACAAGTAACTACTGGAATGATCCAGCAACAGGAGGAGATATCATTAGTGAGATATTAGATAACTCAGAAGATATGACTCCTTTAGATGAAGGAAACTTGATGAGAGTTTCTACTATATATTGGAAGACACAAAGAAGAATTGGTCATTTGACTAAGATAGAAATTGATGGTTCAGTAACTCAGGAAATAGTTGATGAAACATTTAGAATAACTGAGAAGCCAGTATATGATACTTCAATATTTAAAAATAAAACAAAAGAAACATTACTTCAAGGAGAGCATATTGAATGGATATGGATTAATGAAGTATGGGGTGGCGTTAAGATTGGTCCAAATTTACCAGCAATGTGGAGATCCACTATGGGTGATAATATTAATCCAATCTATGTTGGTATAAATAGAACTAAGCCTGGAAGATTACCTTTCCAGTTTAAAGGCAATAATACACTCTATGGATGCAAACTTCCAGTAGAAGGAAGAGTATTTTCTGATAGAAATACTAAGTCTACGTCTTTAGTAGATTTGATGAAAGCATATCAAGTTGGATACAATATGGTTAACAACCAAATTGCTGACATTCTAATAGATGAATTAGGAACAGTAATTATGTTTGATCAAAATGCTTTACCACGTCACTCAATGGGAGAAGACTGGGGGAAAAATAATTATGCTAAAGCATGGGTTGCAATGAAAGACTTTCAAATGTTACCTCTTGATACATCAATTACAAATACTGAGAATGCTACCAACTTTAATCACTATCAAACTCTTAATATGGAGCAGACTAGTAGATTGATGTCTAGAATACAATTAGCAAATTATTTTAAACAACAGTGCTTTGATGCAATTGGAATCAACCCACAACGTCTAGGAGGCGCTGTATCAGCTCAAACTGCTACTGGGGTAGTTCAGGCTATGCAACAATCTTACGCTCAAACAGAGATGTATTTTGTACAGCATTCAGATCAATTAATGCCTAGAGTTCATCAAATGAGAACTGACCTTGCTCAATACTATCAAAGTAGTAACCCTAGTGTTAGATTGAGTTATATTTCTTCTGAGGCAGAAAAGGTAAATTTCTCCATTAATGGAACTGATTTACTACTTAGAGATTTTAATATTTTTGCAACAACTAAAACAAACCACAGAGCTATATTAGAAAATTTAAAACAAATGGCTCTTTCAAATAATACTACAGGAGCAAGCATATATGAATTAGGTAATATTGTTAAAGCAGATTCTATAGCTGAAGTAACAGATATACTAAAAGATTCACAACAACGTGTTGAACAGCAGAGACAACAAGAAATGCAACAGCAACAACAAATGCAACAAGAGCAAATCCAAGCTAAACAACAAGAAGAGCAAATGAAACTTCAAGTTGAAATGACTGAGAAGGAAAAAGATAGACAGAATGATGTACTACTAGCAGAGATAAGATCAGCTGGATATGGATCTATGGTTGACTTGAACGAGAATAAACAGTCTGATTATCAAGATGCTATGAAAGATATAAGAGAATCTGATAGATATCAAGATCAAGCAAACCTTAAAAGAGAAGAAAACGTTGCAAAACAAGGCATGGAACAAAGTAGACTAAATGTTGAACGTGAAAAAATAGCTGCACAAAAGAGTATTGCACAAACTAAATTAGACATTGCTAGAGAGAATAAAAATAAATATGATGTCAAGTCTTCAAAAGAAAATAAGGATAAAAAGTAAGTGTTAGCTATATACTGCAAAAAATTTTAGAAAACTTTTAAAAGATTTAAAATATTATAAGTTTATTCTAAAAGTTTATTCTTATATTATATATGTATAGAAGTTTAATATTAAAACCAACAAATATTATGAGTACAGAAACAACTACAGAAAAAAGAACTGTGAATAGTAAAGTAGAACAAGTAGACATAAACTTAGATGAAATTTTTGCAGCAGCTCCGGGTGCAGCAGAAGTGATAACTCAAGATGAAAAACCTGCACAGAGTATCTTCTCAAGAGGAGAAAAAGCTGATATGTCATTTGCTGATCCTGATGTTAATGATACAGATGATCTAAATTCTAAGGTAGAAGCAGAAGATACTACTATTGAAACTGTTGATGAAGAAGGTAAAGAGAAAGAAGTAGAAAAAATTGATATTGATGATGTAATAGATTCAATTGACCAATCAACTGAAGAAGAAGAAAAGGAAGAAAAAAGAGGCAGAAAGAAAATTTCTGGTATAACTGATGTGTTTAGCAAACTCATTAAAGATGATATGATTGTCCCTTTTGATGATGACAAGGAGTTAGATGATTATACAGCTAAGGATTGGGAAGAACTTATCCAAGCAAACTTAGATGAAAAAGCTAATCAAGTAAGAAGAGAAACTCCAAAACAATTCTTTGAAAGTTTACCAGAAGAATTACAAATAGCTGCACGCTATGTTGCTGATGGTGGTCAAGATATGAAAGGCTTATTTGCTACCCTAGCATCTGTTGAAGAAAACAGAGGTTTGGATATTAAAAAAGAAAAAGATCAAGAAAGAATTATAACTGAATACTTATCTGCAACAGGATATGGTAATTCAGAAGAGATTGCTGAAGAAATAGAAATTTGGAAAGACCTAGGTAAGCTTGAAAGCCAAGCTGGTAAGTTTAAACCAAAACTAGATAAGATGCAAGAGAAAGTTGTTGCAAGAAAATTGCAAGAACAACAACTCAAGAAAAAGCAACAAGAACAAGCATCTCAACAATACATGAAAAATGTATATGAAACATTAAAAGGTGGAGCAATAGGAGAAATTAAGTTGGACAAAAAGACACAAGCCATGATATATAATGGTTTAGTTCAACCTTCTTATCCTTCTGTTAGTGGTAAAAACACTAACCTATTAGGACATCTATTAGAAAAATATCAATTTGTTGAACCAAACTACGGATTAATATCTGAAGCACTATGGTTATTGCAAGATCCTACAGGATACAAAGCAAAAATTATGGACAAAGGTGCTCAGGCATCTGTAGAAAAAACAGTGAGGAAACTTAAAACTGAACAAGCAAATGCAGGTGGATCCGCATCATTAGGTGTAAAAGATAGTGAGCCAGCTACGCAAAGAACAGGAAAAAGAAAGATTCCAAGAGCTAACAACATATTTAAAAGAATTTAATTAAGCAAATTAAATATAAACAAAAACAATTATTAATCAAAAACAATCAAATTTATGGCAACTCCAGTATTAAATAATGGGATTTTCCTACGTGATACAAGCTACAAAGCAAGTTCTCATGTTGATTCTTATCACCTAACCCAAATGCTTGGTAACTCTGAGCCTATGGATATGGGACCAATTGATCTATGGGCTATGACCCAAAAGGTAGAAATGCCTTTGTATCAAATGGCTTCATTCGGTGGAAAGAATACAATATTAGTAGACAACGCTAGAGGTGAGTACAAGTGGCAAACTCCTATTGCACAAGATCTTCCCTACGTAGTAGCGGATATTGAACCAGCCAATGCAAGCAAAGGTATTGACGGAACATTATTCAAGATCAAAATTAACAAAAGAACTTTTGGACATGGTGACATTATTACTTATGATAAGTATAATGGACTTGAACTTTACATCACAGCTGATGATATTATCCCAGCAGGTGACGGTTTTGTTTACACTGTTCAATTAGTTAACAACAACAATGCAGCTATCTTGGATAACAAGTATTTAGCTAAAGGTACAAAGTTCTTCAGAAAAGGTTCTGCAAGAGGTGAGTACGGAGAAAGATTCTCTGATATTGAAACTGGTTCTGGTTTCCGTGAATTCTACAACTTTGTAGGAGGAGCAGAAGCACACGTACACTATTCAGTATCTTCAAGAGCAGATTTAATGATCAAAGGCGGATTAAACGCTGATGGTACTGTACCTGTTACTGAAATCTGGAGAAACTTCAACACAGATCCAAACAATCCATCAGTACCTAGTATTGAAGGACTTGTAGCAAATATGGGTAAAGCAGGCGCTAGAGAAGCATTTGAAAATGGAACTCTAACAAGAACTTTCATTACAAATATGGAAGCAGCTCACTTATCTAAAATTGCAACGGATATTGAAACTTACCTAATGTGGGGTAAAGGTGGTAGAATTAAACAAGATGGACCGGATGATATTAGATTATCTGTAGGTTTATGGGCACAGTTAGATAACTCTTTCAAAAGAGTATATAACAAGTCTTCATTTACTCTTGACATGTTTAAGTCTGAACTTTACAACTTCTACCAAGGTAAAGTTGAATTTAAAGGGCCAGACCCACAAAGATCACTTGTTGTACAAACAGGTATTGCAGGAATGCAATTGATCAACAAAGCTATTGCTGATGAAGTATATGGTTCAGGTCTAGTTCAAAATGCATCAGATATCGGAGCTGTTAAAGGTTCAGGTATGGATTTAGATTATGGTTTTGCTTACACAAGCTTTACTATTCCTTTCTTAGCTAACGTTAAGTTTGTATTGAATCCTGCATTTGATAATTTAAATACTAATGACATTGAGAACCCATTAATTGATGGTCGTCCTCTAAGTTCTTATAGCTTTATTATCTTTGATGTAACAGATGAAGGAAATGACAACATTCACTTGTTGAAACTTTCTTGGGATAATCAACTTAAGTGGTTCTACCAAAATGGTACTATGGACTACATGGGAAGAACTCAAGGTTTTGCTTCTACTGGAAACTTCAATGGTTACCGAGTTATGATGACTCAAACAATGCCTGCTATTTGGGTTAAAGATCCAACTAAAGTTCTTAAAATTGTAATGAGAAACCCTGTTACAGGAGGATCATTCTAGAACTAAATAATTAAAGGGGAGGAGTTAATCTTCCTCCCTTTTTATTTTAATCTTTAAAACAAATAAATATGGGACTAGATATAAAGTTAGCAAATAAAACATATGAATTTTCAAATTCAAGTGTGTCTAAAATTATCTCTTCAAAATCAGTTGGGAAAGATATATTAGTCAGAGACTACGCAAATAATGCAGCAGCAATTGCAGCAGGTTTAGTCAAAGGTGATCTATACCATTCTACAGGAGATTTGAAGGTTGTAGTATAATAAAAGTCAAAAACTTTAGCAAGACTAAACATCTTGCTTTAGAAATTATTAATATATAAAAACGTACATAAAATATGTACCTTTGATTTTGTTAAATTACTAATTTTAAAAACCAAAAAAACAATGAGCGATTACACAATTGTAGAAAAGTATCAATTAGGGAAAAGTGCAACTATTGCTGTACGTCCTTTTTTTAGTCCTAATAAAGAAAATATGGGATTAGAACAATATGGATTATCACTTCATGATGGAGTATACCATGAAGAAAATCTAGCCTGTTTAGAAATGAATGGTGTTAAAAGGTATATAACTGGGTTAAATGAATTTGATCCTAAAGTTAAAATGCTTTCTAAAGATAAGAAGAAAACCAAGATTAAAGAAATTAGAGAAGTAGTAGCTCAATTAGAAGCAGAGCTAGCAGCTAATGTAGTTGATCCAAATGATAAAGATTTTTGGAACAAATTAACAATCATGAAACCTGACAACTCTAAGTTTTGGGATAAAATAAGTTTAAGATGTGGAAATGACCCTGTGTTTTTAGATCCAGAGAAAGATCCATATGATTTAATTAAATTACACGCAATAAATGCAGGTGGTTTTTCAATTGTAGCTAAGTCATTAAGAGAAGCTAAAGAAATGAATAACCCTCCTAAATTTTATTTAGATACAGTTGAAGAAAGTTTAAGTACTCGTACTGAATTAAGTAAAATTAAAAACAGAGCATTAGTTGAATTACAAAAATTGTATGATTCTAATACTGCTAAATTAATTTATGTTGCAAAGATATGTGATGTAGATAGTGTACAATATGTTAAATCTACACCTAATGATATTCTATATGAAAATATGGATAATTATATTAATGGGTTAGGTGCTGAGTCTTCTAAGAAAAAAGCTGCTAGTCAGTTTTTAGAGGTATCTCAACTTACAATGGAAGATTTAAAAATAAGAGCAGTGGTAAAAGACGCTTTATATTATAGATTTATAACTACAAAAGCTGGAGGTTGGATTGAACCAATTGACAGTGGTATTAGATTAGGTAAAAGACCTTCTGAAGTATTAGAGTTTTTAAAGAAACCTGAAAATGATGAAGCATTGACATCTATTTTAGAAAAAGTAGAACCATATTGGAATTCTTAAAATATAAATAATGAATAATAATACCCTTTTAATAAAACTAAAACAAAGGTTAAATAAACTAGATAGTCAAGATTTTGACAATATAGAATGTTGGCAATTTGTTGAAGCTTTTAATAAAGCTCAAGTTGAATGGTGTAGAAGAAATTTGCACGGGGGTAACATGTATAAAGAAGGTGATGAGTTGTCTAAGAAAAGAATAGATGACTTACAACCTTTGTTAATTGAATTATCTTTAACAGGAACAACTACAGATAAGTATTTTGAAACTAATAATTTTCCAGTTGAAACATATTTGGAATTTAAAAAAGTTAGTACTAATGCTAAAACAGAATGTTGTCCAGCTAGAGATATGACGGTTTATTTAGCAGAAGAAGCAAATGTAAATTTAATTCTAAGAGATCCTTTAAAGAATCCAGATTTTGAATGGGGTGAAACATTTTGTACTATGATAAATAATACAATAAGAATCTATAGAAATACAGACTTTACAATAGTTAATCCAGTATTAACTTATTATAGACAACCTGTATACATAGAAATATTAAATTGTGTTGATCCTTATACAGGGGTGGTATCATTAACAAATATAGAATGTGAATTTAAAGATGATTTAGCAGAAGTAATGTTAGATGATGCTGCGGCTATTATTGCTGGGGATATAGAAAGTGTATATCAACAACAAAGAGCACAAGCTGCTGCTGAAAGAAACAATTAAAATTTGATATGCAATTAAATTTTTGTATATTATTATAGTAACACAGAAGTTACGAACAGAGTAAACTGTTAAAATCATTATATATAACCAGTGGGGGTAATGGTCCTCACATAAATTAATTAATATGGCATATTTTAATAATGCGTTTTACAAAACGTTCGTGGCATCCTCAACTGAAGCAGTTGCAGGTGTGTCAACTTCTTTGCTTACAGCAGGGGAGTTAGGGCTTGTGAAAGATTCTGATTGGACAACAATGGCCATTCCAGGAGCTGCCTTACCGGCTAATTCACATGCTTACTTGGTTCAAGGAAGTTTCTACACAAAA